ATAAGTAAAAGTAAAACGATTCACAGTTCGTTTACCATATACAGTTCCATTACCATAATATTTGTTCCCTAGTTTATCAACGATGAATTTACTAGTATTTGCAGTCCCGTTAGGATTAAGATAAGTTGAATCCAATGCTCCATAATAACCAACATTACTTGTGGTATATGATGAAAAGGCAAGTCCAGGTGTTGTTGACGCGTTTGGAAATAAAGTCGAATTTGGTATACCAGGACTATAGAAATAAGAACCTGAAAATATTTCATTAACGTTTTTATGGTTTTGAACTGTTATAGTTGAAGTACTTGGAATTGCTTGAATAGGTATATTCATTCTTGTCATTGCAGATATAACAACATCCTCTTCTTTTGGGTGTCCCAAAATTTTTCCAATACCATATGTGTTTGGTAATTTCGGAGAATACGGGTCAACCCCTCTCTGTAATATTAAAATTTTTTGTTCCTTAAAATCACTTATAATTGACGTAGGATAACTAAAATCTGGTGTGGTAGGAAAGATTTTATTATTATTGGTTTTAAATCTCCACCCTCCTAAATCAGGTTCTTCTATCAAAACATAACCTTTATTATCATTTATTAATTCGTGCCAAAATCCGTATCCATTATTCCCAATTGAATTAGGTCCCAAATTAGGTATCGAATAAGTTGTTGTTCCATCAGGATTAATTTTTTCATTTATTGTTATTGCAGTTAATACTTGATAATATTCGATGTCTGAAGGATAGATATATCTTAAACATGCCTCACCTTTAATAATTGGAATAGTAGGGTTTACCTCCGCAGTAATAAACGATAATGAATCAATATCAATCCCATTTGGATCCGATATTGTATTTGTTCCAACAGGAAAAAGTTGAGTTCTTTTCCCTCCCACACAACTTGAATAAGATACACTTCCTGATAGGGACAGATTAAATGTAATTGATAGAAAACAAGTTGAGTTACCTGATGGAATAATATATGAGACAACCAATGAACTCGTTTGTGATGTTGCATATGTTACCGGTGCATTAAATTGATTATTTTCAATAATACCATTAACACCATTTAATGGGTAATTACCAGTACTTGTAGTTCCTTTCCATAAATAATTTTTATCTTCCGTATTTTCTTTATTAATAAAAGTTATTAAAGAACCTACAGGAATATCTTGATTACTCAATACAGTTAATGTGTTATCGTAATGTTTTTTTCCGCTAGGATTATTTGTAAAATCATCTCCATTAAGTGGATAATTAAACCTAACACTTATTATATTAGTTCCTGGTGTAGCAGCCCCCACTGGTGTATCGAAATATTTTTTTCTAGTATTATATATATTAATTCTTTCTCCGGGTGGTAAAGTTACACCATATGTATAAATTTTTTCTTTGGAAGGATTACCATCAGCTTTAAAAAGACCAGTGACAAATGACATGGTAGACTTTATCAATCTAGGATTGTTAAAATTTCCATATAATCCCGCAATTGCACTACTAATAGTTGACGCACTTATACTTACATTACTTTCAATTTCTGTAGGATTTTTATTAAAAATACTTTGTTCAATACCACCGGTGTATAATGTTGAGTTCGATAGTTGGGTTAATATTCCCGCTCTAGGGGTAGAACCTTCTCCCGATGGTCCATTTGTTACTGGAGCGCATTCGCAAGATTGACACTCAGGATATGTAATCATTGGTAATCTGATAGGACTGAACGTTCTATCCGTAATATCACCAAAATTAAATATTAAATATAAATCTAATGCAATATATGCTCCGAGTATTATAGCTTCAAATAAACTGACAAAAAGTAAACCTGCGACAGGTGGAAATGTTGAGAATGCCGCAGCAGCAGTTGACGCAACAACAGCCGTTTGACCAGGTATTAAAGTAGCGATATAAATAATAAGTCCCGCTAAGAGAAAAACCGCAAAATTATTCCATAAAAAAGCTACAATAGAATATATAATTAGAAATGGAATTCCAATGATTTGTATTATTTGTAGAATAATTGCAAATATAAAAAATAATAGGTCAAAATTTCTGAATCCATCATTTACCGGAAATTTATTAATAGTACTTTCGCAATCTTGACTATCAATTTCTTTTATCCCAATAAATTGACCTCTACCACCATTTTTAAACTCATCAATTAATCCCGCAACAGTATAAACTTTATTAAAATTAAATTCATAGAAAGTATCATCACAATTGATAATTTCGTTCAACCTATTTAATTTTTGAGGTGATGTATTAAAACCTTGAGTATATCCACTCCAAGCCAATCCAAAATAATATGTACTTTTTAATAAAGGATTTGGATTAAGATTTGGGTCGTTCTGTGAGGACCAATACTCCTTGATATTTGGAACCAAATAATATGGTCTTCTAACTTGTTCACTTAAATTTGCGGATTGTTGCCATTTAATTTTAAATCTATACTTAGCTTTAGTTGGTATACCAACAGTTGGGTCGTTTGATATTATTTTTTCACCAAACTCATTAGTTACGAAATAATCCAAATTCATTGGTAATTCGGTTAACCACACACCATTACCATCAATAATATTACCTGATTGTTCCAATTGATGTTGTTCTAAAACAGGATTACCATCAGAATCTTGGTAAATAGTTTGTCTAATTGCCAAAATTTGCCCTGGTCCCGCAACTAATGAACAAAGATTTCCCATATCATCTGCAGGCCTTGCGTTTGGTCTAACTCTGTAACTATCGGAAGTTGAATAAATTGACCCCATGAATACTGAGGTTGGTTGAATGTCAACATTGGCGTCATCCCTTAAATCAAAATCAACTCGATTTATTGCAATATTACACAATTCAGGGTCTCCCCAAAGAGGTGATACTTCAACATCTTTAGTTAAATTAATGATTTGTGGTAAAGAATTTAAATCCGTTGATGTTCTAAATCTATTTCCCGCCACTTGAGTATCACTAGCAAGTCCCATTCTAATTAAATCTTGAGGTGTTAATGAAAATTCCCCAATATCAGATAAATCAACATCCATAACTAAAGTATGGTTACCTTGAGGGACCCCCATTATCATATAATCCCCACTATCATTTGTTTTTACACTATACTTGTAATATTTGTCATATATTTCAAATGTAGTTAATCCTGTTAGCACATCTAATCTTGATGGTAATGTCCCTGTTGCTGCGTGAGAGGAGTATGATTGTTCATACGGAAGTAAATTATATCGATACCCATCTTCATTTTTGTCATTGGGTGATTTGTATGGATATATACTTGAAATTATAGGATTTGATTCGTCAACCGGAGCAATTGGAATAAAAACTGATACTCTTGCATTTGGTATCCCAAATCCATTATTTGCGGTCACTCTACCAACAACAACACCATATTGAGCACAACTTTTTGTATAAATGTCTTCTTGTTGTAATGTTAGTGATAAAATCTCTAAAAATTCAAATTGCTGGTCTAATTGAATGTTAATTGATTTATTAATTCCTAACTCTGTTCTTATTCTATATGATTGACCCATCAAGTTACTTTAATTTATAAATAGTTTATGTGAGATTTTTAAAACGCCCACACCACTAAATAATAAACTAAAGAAAAATAAAGTGAACTTCTTATGAAAAAGTTACTGATTGGAAGTTTTTAACTGAAATTCTAATGTCCTTATTTGGATATCGAACTTGGTATACTTGTGAAGGTTGAGCAAATATAGTATCGTCAACAGAGCTAATTAATTTTGTTTCTTCATTTGTATACGCCATTGATGTTTCAGCCGAAGAATATTGTCCTCCCACTTCATTAAAAACATCAATATTTGCAACCGTTAAAACACCATTTGTATTTTGTATTATACTTCTAACCTCAGAAAGATATACATTTTCACCTAATTGTCTTGTTTGAGGATTAAAGTATGCCGATACTTTATCAATAACACTAGCAATAACTTGTCCTGAATTTTGAGCAGAATCTAAAACGATAGAAATATCCATACTTAAATCAATTACTTCAGCAGTTAATATTGAAATATAATCATTCATCATCCTATAATTTGATAAGTAATTTGCAATGTTTTGTTTTAAAGTATTAGAAACAATATTGGTTAATTTTCCTGAAGTATCATAAGATAATATTTGGATTAATATTTTATTATCGTTTTCAGTAATCGCAACTTTAGCAGGTGCACCGAATTGAGCCGGCATATTTCTAATTAACGATTCATAATCTTGAACTGTTACCGCTCGTTTTTGAGCTGCGAAGTTAAACGAAACATAATTTCTAATTTCTTCTAATGATGGAATCCCCGCACCTCCAACCGCAGCGGTCACATTAACACATCTTAATGAATTAACCACTGATGAGTTTGTCGTTTCTGATGGTCCGTTAACAAAGAAAGAAACCGTTCCAATTTGATTAATAACATTTGTTCCTAAATTTGTTGCTAACCCTCCACCAATTCTATATTGAATAAACAAAGTAGAATTAGGAGTTAAAGTTGAACCTAATGAAAAGTTGTTTGAATATTTTTGTAATTCTAATGTTGTCCCTAAAGTTGTAAATTGATTTAATTGGTCTTGAGCGGTATTTGTTCCACCACCAAATGTCATTTTTTTAAACCCTTCAGGTGTATACTCTGTAATGAATCTATTTTGAGTTTGAATATATTTACCAACTTTAATTCCGGGTTGGTCCGAAACTTTTGTTGGGTCTTCGATAAAGACCCTATCTTCCGCTAATGCGTCAACTTCATACAATCTATTATCCAAACCTAAAAATTCTGCCGTTGTTGGAGTGTTTGTATAATTTGTTCCATTTTTTAATAAAACACTAGTTATACCTAAAACATTTTTTTCAGGTAAAAATAATTCAAAGAATGGTCTAACATCATTAGCTCCAATAACTCTTTTGAAAACTTTTGTAATACCATTAACAACAATTTCTCTTTTAGTAATCGTGTAATTAACTAATATATTATTAGCGTTAAAATTTGGGATTTTTAATCTATTTGGGAATCCTTGAGCGTTGTAAGGTGACGCAAAATCAATGTCATAAACATTCTCAAATACAACACCTGCACCGACAACTTGTGACCCTCGAGATAATGTTCCAAGATATCTTTCATCTTCTTTATCTCCGAACGCCGGGACTGTGACTGAAAAGTCAACTAATGCGACGGATGGTCTTTGTCCGGGTAATTTTAGCCCGTATGTTCTGGCAATGTTATAAATTGATGACCTTTGTTGTGCATATTGTAGAACTGTTTCTTGAACACTTCTATCAATATTATAATGTAAGTTATCCGCGACCGCAGCATTTAAATCAAGAAATACCGTGAAAACCGAAGCGTCATTAAAATCTTGAATTAAATCAGGATAGTATGTTTTTGCATAATTTAAAAGGTCTGCTCTTATCGATTGATAATCTCTACTGCTATACGATATTCTATTATTTGCCATAGTTTTTAAATATTAATAATAACAAAATCACTTTGACCAAAAGTTGACCCATTGGTTGAGTAATCTATTCTTATTTTTGCGGTGTATTCAGATGTTCCTTTTCCGGGAAATCTATATATTGATGATTCGCTTGTTCCCACAAAATTTTGTCCTGTCGCAATATCCGCTTCTTCTTGTGGGTCGGCCGGTGTTATACTTAAACTATTAACCAATAAATTCGGCATAAAGTTTTGGATAGCGTCTCTAATATCGGATTCAATCGCATTAAAAGTTAATGAATCGAATGGTTCGAATAAAAACTCATATAATCTTGTCCCAAATTCAGGTAGAAAATATCTTGAACCTTT